GTCTTAGTACTATATAGTACTATACTTAAAAGTCTCCCTATATAGGACAAAGACAATGCAAGAAACTAAAGATGATGTCTCGGTGGTTATGTCGCCTAAACTACGTGGTAAGGGCAGACCTCCAAAGACTGACCTTCAAGCTGTTAAGAACAGAACTAAGAATAAGGTAGGTAGGCCAGTAGGTGATGCAGGTAGGCTTCAAGAGTTCAAGGAAAGATTACTAGCCACAGGTGGCACTAGAATCCTTGATAAGATGATTCAGATAGCTTTGGATGATGAACATCCCGGACAGATGGCAGCAATTAAGTTAGCAATGGATAGGATATTACCAGCATCAGTGTTTGATACAGCTAAAAGTGGTGGTAGTATGCCTCAGATTAGTATTAACATAAGTGGCCTTAATAGTCCTATGGTTAGTACAAATGATGAAGTGATAGATGTATGACTACCTTAGACTTTAAACTGCTTAATTGGCAACAAGATGTATTTAAGAATACTCACCGATTTAAAGTAGTTGCAGCTGGTCGTCGATGTGGTAAGTCTAGGTTATCGGCAGTGTCTTTGCTTATCGAAGCATTGAATTGCCCTGAAGGTTCGGCTGTAATGTATATTGCCCCTACTCTGGGACAAGCCCGGTCGATTCTTTGGGACTTGCTACACGATCTGGGAAGACCTGTAATTAAATCAAGTCACGTTAACAACCTTGAGATTACATTGGTTAATGGGCGTAAGATTCTAGTGCGAGGAGCTGATAATCCGGACTCTTTGCGTGGTGTCTCACTAACCTATGTTGTGCTAGACGAATGTGCTTTTATTAAGCAGGACATCTGGGAGAAGGTAATTCGAGCTTCTTTGTCTGATAAAAAAGGAAGAGCTTTGTTTATCTCAACTCCAAGTGGACGTAATTGGTTTTATGACATCTTTAATCTTGGTAAAGAAGTTGACGAAGAGTGGAAGTCATGGCACTTCACCACTCAGGACAATGAGACTATTGATCCTAAGGAGATTGAGGCTGCTAAGAGAACATTGAGTTCCTTTGCATTTAAGCAAGAGTACCTGTCTAGCTTTGATACCTCAGGTGCAGATGTCTTCAAAGAGGAATGGTTCAAGACTGCTGAAGAACCTCAGTATGGTAGCTACATTGTAGCCATTGACTTAGCTGGGTTTGAGGAAGTTGGTAAGAATGCCAGTGCATCTAAGAAGAGATTAGATGAGACAGCTATAGCCATTGTAAAGCTAGAAGATAACGGTAACTGGTGGGTACACAAGATACAGCATGGTAGATGGGACATCAGAGAGACAGCTGTAAATATCTTGAAGGTGATTAGAGACTTTGAACCTACAAGCATAGGTATTGAGAGGGGAGCATTGAAGAATGCAGTCCTACCATACCTGAATGACTTGATGAGGAAGAATAATATCTACTCACACATCCATGACTTAACGCACGGTAACAAGAAGAAGATTGACAGGGTTGTCTGGAGCTTACAAGGTCGCATGGAACATGGAAGAGTTACCTTCAATGAGAAAGAAGACTGGAGTGAGTTTAAGGATCAACTAATCATGTTCCCTACAGCTGGTGTACATGATGACTTGGTAGATGCTTTAAGTTACATAGATCAGTTAGCCATCACAAGCTACAACACTGACTATGAAGAGGATGAGTGGGAAGTTTATGACAAGATTGCTGGCTATTAATTTAGGAATAGAAACACATTATGGCTAAAACTGGTTTGTATTCAAATATCAATGCAAAGAGAAAACGTATAGCTGCAGGTTCAGGTGAGAAAATGAACAAGGTAGGCTCTAAAGCTGCACCGTCTAAGATGGACTTCATTAACTCAGCTAAGACTGCTAAGACTAAGAAGCCAACTAAAAAGGGTTACTAAAATGGCAGCTGGTTCTAAACATTACTTTAAAGATGGTAGAGAGCACAAAGGTGCAGTGCACAAGGATGCCAGTGGTAAGCTGATGTCAGGTGCTAAGCATACAGCATCTAGTCAATACCTAGTTCACACTAAAAAGAGTAAACCCTCTACTAAAACTAAAGGTAAGTAATAAGATGAAAGATTCTAGACTTGATAGGGCTGGTGTTAGTGGCTTTAATAAACCTAAGCGTACACCTAATCATCCAACTAAGAGTCACGTAGTTGTGGCTAAAGAGGGTGATGAAGTTAAGACTATCAGGTTTGGACAGCAAGGTGTCTCAGGCTCTCCTGAAGGTTCAGCTCGTAGTGATTCCTTTAAAGCTAGACACGCTAAGAACATAGCTAAAGGTAAGATGTCAGCGGCTTATTGGGCTAACAAAGTTAAATGGTAACAAGGAAAACAATTATTATGGCTTTAACTAAAGATCAGTTCGATGACGATAAAGACACTCAGTGGGAAGAACCTACAGAGTCTGAGAAAGAACTAACCTCATGGGTTACTCAGCACATTGTTCGCTGGCGTGACCATAGAGATGCTAACTACATGGACTTGTGGTTAGAGTATGAGCGTGTCTTCCGAGGTATCTGGGCTGCTGAGGATAAGACTCGTGAGTCAGAGCGTTCACGCATCATCTCTCCAGCTACACAGCAAGCCATTGAGACTCGTCACGCTGAGATCATGGAAGCTATCTTCGGTCAAGGTGAATTCTTTGACATCTCAGATGACGTTCTAGATGTAGATGGTAATCCCTTAGATGTTGAACAAATTAAGGTTCAACTGCATGAAGACTTTAAGAGAGACAAGATTAAGAAAGCTATTGACCAGATTGAGTTGATGGCTGAAATATATGGTACAGGTATTGGTGAGATCATTGTTAAGACTGAGAAGCAATACATTCCAGCTACTCAAGCGATTCCCGGCATTGCTAATGCAGCAGCTATTGGAGTTCAAGAGAAAGATAGAGTTGCGGTCAAGATTAAACCAGTTAACCCTAAGAATTTCCTTATTGATCCTAATGCTGATTCCATTGACGATGCTTTGGGCGTTGCTATCGAGAAGTACGTATCCATTCACAAGATTGTTGAGGGTATTGAGCGAGGTATTTATAAGAAGGTCGACATCACCACTGCAGCAGAGGATGAAGACTTGGAAGTAACCCAAGACTTGAAGACCTACCAAGATGATAAGGTTAAGCTAATTACATACTACGGTCTAGTTCCTAAAGAGTACTTAGACGGTGAAGAAGCAGCAACTGAGTATGCTGACCTGTTCCCTGAAGGCTCTACAGCTGATGACTACTCAGACTTGGTTGAAGCCATTGTCGTTATTGCCAATGACTCAATCCTGTTGAAGGCTGAAGCTAATCCTTACATGATGAAGGATCGTCCAGTCATTGCCTACCAAGATGATACAGTCCCCGGCAGGTTCTGGGGTCGAGGTACAGCTGAGAAAGCCTACAATATGCAGAAAGCTATTGATGGTCAGCTTCGTGCTCACATGGACTCCTTAGCTCTGACCACAGCTCCAATGATTGCAATGGATGCAACAAGGCTTCCTCGTGGTGCTAAGTTTGAGATTAAGCCCGGTAAGGCTATCTTGACCAATGGTGCACCGTCTGAGATCTTGTATCCCTTCAAGTTCGGTCAGACTGACAACAATGCAGCTGCAGCAGCGCAGAACTTTGAGCGTATGCTCCTGCAAGCTACAGGCACAGTTGACAGCGCAGGTATGCCATCTAACGTACCTCGTGATGCAGGTGCTGGTGGTATGTCAATGGCTATGGCTGGTATCATCAAGAAGTACAAACGCACCCTTAGTAACTTCCAAGAAGACTTCATGATCCCGTTCATCAACAAAGCTGCCTTCAGATATATGCAGTTTGATAGTGAGCGTTATCCATCAGTTGACATGACCTTCATTCCAACAGCTACTTTGGGTATCTTGGCACGAGAGTTTGAACAACAACAGATGATTGGTTTGTTGCAGACCTTAGGCCCCAACACTCCAGTACTGCCATTGATCCTTAAAGGTATCCTCCAGAACAGTTCCCTGTCTAATCGTGGTGAACTCATGAAGGCTTTGGATCAGATGTCTCAACCTAACCCACAGGCTGCTGAGGCTGCACAGATGCAACAACAGGCTGCAATGGAGCTGGCACAGGCTCAGGTGGCTGATCTGCAGTCCAAAGCTCAGAAACAGTCAGCTGAAGCTCAGAAAACCATGATTGAAGCTCAGATGATCCCTGAAGAGCAGCGTGTAAAGCTAGTTCAGGCAGCATCTACTAACCTAGACAGTGGTGATGATTTTGAAAAGCGTCTAAAACTGGCTGACATGATGCTTAAAGAGAAGACTATTAACCTGAAAGCTGCTGATATTGCCTCAAATGAGCGTATTGCAAGCCTTCAGATGATGACTAGACAAAGAAAGCAATAAATAGTTAACAAAAGACTTGACAAAGTGTTGTTTTTATGCTACAATAACACTATTGTTTAAGTATTACATGGAGGGATAAGCCAAATGGCCCCTGATTTACAAAAGTATTACGAAGAAACCTTTAATACCATGAGTACTAAGGGTTGGGACTTCTTAATTGAAGACTTTGAAGAGATTAAGGCTAGTTTAAACGATATTTCTACTGTCAACGATACACAAACACTTCATTATCGTAAAGGACAGTTGGATATTCTTGAATTGGTTTTAGGGCGTAAGGCTGTGTGTGAGAAGGTATATGAGGATTTACAGGATAAGCAGGGAGACTTGCGATGAAACGTCTGTATAACTTTTTATGTACCAACAATCACGTAACTGAATCGCTGGTAGATAGCGATCATACCACTGCTAAATGTAAGGTATGTAGTAAGGACGCTATCAGGCTCATTTCAGCTCCTACCATTGGGTTAGATGCCATATCTGGTGACTTCCCCGGTGCAACGGCTAAGTGGGCTGCTGTGAGAGCTGACAGGCTCAAGCAGGAACAAAAGAGAGGATCTGAATAGCTATTCAGGCAACCCAATTCTATTTTTAAGTTAATCCTGTAATCCATCGTTTACGTGGACAGGGAAAGGTTAGGTATGGCTTTAATTGATAGTAATGAGGAACTAGGTAGCGTTAGTGAGATCGAAGCTGAAGACTTTAAACAACAAGAGTCCTCAAGTGCACGACAGACTCAACAACCTTCACCAGAACAACCCCAAGAGATCCCTGAGAAATACAAAGGGAAGAATCTCGAAGATATTGTTCGTATGCACCAAGAGGCTGAAAAGCTAATCGGTAGGCAAGCACAGGAAGTTGGTGAAGTTAGGCGTTTAGCTGATGATCTAATTAAACAAAGCTTATCTCAAAAGACTCAACAACAAGCTCAACCACAAGCGGTGGAGAACCCACCACAAGAGATTGATTTCTTTGAAGATCCGCAGAGTCACGTTAATCGTGCTGTTGCAAATCATCCAGACGTAATTGCCGCTAAACAGGCATCACAGCAGTTAAAGCAAATTCAGACACACGCAATGCTCAACAAGAAGCATCCTGACTTTGCAGATATTGTACGTGATGGTGAGTTTATTGAGTGGGTTAAAGCCTCTCCCATGAGACTTAATATCTACGCAATGGCAGATGCCAACTATGATTTCAATGCAGCTGATGAACTGCTCTCAACATTCAAACAGATCCGTACATCTAAGACACAACAAACTACTGATGCAGGTAACGCTGTTCGCAAACAGAATCTAAAAGCAGCTGGTGTCGATGTTGGGGGAACTGGAGAGTCTTCTAAGAAAGTATATCGTCGTGCCGACCTTATCCGGCTACGTATGCAAGATCCTGACCGTTATGAGGCACTGCAACCTGAGATTATGGCTGCGTACTCTGAAGGCAGGGTTAAATAATTTAATTTAATTCACAAATTCACAGGAGAATTTTAAAATGGCATTAGGAACAGATCACGTAACGAGTACGACCGCAGCAACGTTTATTCCAGAAGTATGGAGTGATGAAATTGTTGCGGCTTACAAAAAGAGCTTGGTTGCAGCTAACCTAGTTAAGAAGATGAGCTTCAAGGGCAAGAAAGGTGACGTAGTTCACATTCCAGTCCCTGCACGTGGCACAGCTTCTGCTAAGGCAGCTTCTACACAAGTTACATTGATTGCAGCTACTGAATCAGAAGTAACTGTCTCTATCAACAAGCACTACGAGTACTCACGTTTGATTGAGGACATCGTTGAAGCTCAGGCATTGTCTAGCCTCCGTCAGTTCTACACTGATGATGCTGGTTATGCTTTGGGTAAGCAAGTTGATACTGACTTGGTGAACTTGGGTCAACAGTTCAATGTTTCAACAGCTGGTGCGGGTACTTTCCGCTACGCTGGTGCTTTCATTGGTGGTGATGGCTCTACAGCTTTTGACTACTCAGCTTCCTCTGGTGCTGGTAATGCTTCAGCTTTGACAGCTGCTGGCATTCGTCGTACAATTCAGCGTCTTGATGACAGCGATGTTCCTATGGACAACCGCTTCTTCTTGATTCCTCCTTCAGTGCGTAACACTATTCTTGGTTTGACTGAGTTCACAACCTTCAATAGCGTTGGTGAAGCTGGTTCTGCTAACAGCATCCGTAACGGCATGATTGGTGACATCTATGGTGTTCCAGTCTACGTTTCGTCCAATGCTGGCACAGCTAAATCTGCTGCTGACGGTTCCGGTACTACCATTGGTCGTGTGTGCTTGATGGCTCACAAGGACTCTATGGTGTTGGTGGAGCAAGTTGGTGTCCGTTCACAGACTCAGTACAAACAAGAGTACCTCGGTACATTGTTCACAGCTGATACTTTGTACGGTTGCGCTGAGTTGCGTAACTACGGTGGCGTTGCCCTCGTGGTTCCAGCTTAATAGCTAGATAGGTTCCCATGCTCACAAGGCATGGGAGCCTTTTTAATGTATTACTCTTTAGTACATCAGAAAGGTAACAGACATAATGGCAAAGTTTAAATGTAAGCAGTCAGGTAACACAGTGGAGTTCTTTCAAGCTCATGAGATTGCTGAGATGAAGAAACATGAAGGTTATACTGAAGTACCGGAGGTACGGGAAGTAGTTAAAGTAGTAGTTGAAACTCCTAAAGTAACTAAGAAAACAGTAAAGCAAGATGAAACCAGTATCGACGGGTA